AACATAAAATGAGCAACCACAGAATCATTAAATCCGGTGACATTGAAAAAATGTTAAAAGAGGAAATCAGACAAGCCATAATAGTACTATATAATTTTGATGTGGTTACTGGTCGATATGTAAATGAAGAACTACAGAAAGAAAAAATGATTAAAGAAATTGCAGAAAAGTGGGAAGGAAAATACAGTGAGGAAACAATAAGAGAGGCAATGAATAAAGTTGCATTACAGAAATAAATTACATATATTAATAACAAACAATTATGGATATCAATTCAATCAAAGCAAAGCTAAGCGCTTTGCAAACTCAGAACAGCCGTCCTTCCGGAGAGGCACGTAAGAATGTCTTCTGGAAACCTGCCGTGGGCAAGCAAACAATTCGTATTGTACCTTCTGCGTACAACAAATCAAATCCTTTTTCGGAGTTGTATTTCCACTATGGAATCGACAAGAATCCAATCATCTCTCCTACTAACTGGGGTGAGAAAGATCCTATTGTTGAATTTGTTAAACAACTTCGTAATGGAAATGACAAAGAAAACTGGAAACTATCTAAGAAACTAGAACCAAAAATGCGAGTATTTGCTCCTGTTATTGTTCGAGGTGAAGAAGATAAAGGTGTTCGTTTGTGGGAGTTTGGAAAAGAAATCTACATGCAATTATTAGGTATTGCTGAGGATGAAGATTATGGAGATTTTACAGACATCAATGAAGGTCGTGACTTTACAGTTGAAGCTGTAATGGGTGACATTGGTGGCCGTCAAGGTATTAAATGTTCAATCCGTGTTAAACCAAAAACATCACCACTAGGTACTGATAAGGCAACTATTAAATCATGGTTAACTGAACAACCAAGTGTTTTAGAGCTACAAAAGCAAATGTCATTTGAAGATTTGAAAGGCATTTTAGCTAAGTTTTTAAATCCTGATCTTGAAGAAGAAGAAGAGGTAGAAGAAGAAGCAACAACACCTGCACCTGCTCCTAAAAATGATTTACCTTGGGAAGATGAGGATGAAGAAGAAGATATAGTAGAACCTAAGAAAAATTATACACTTCAAGCTAAAACAAAGGCAACTAAAGCAGATAAATTTGATGCTTTGTTTGCGGATGATGAAGATGAGGATTCAAAATCACCATTTTAATAAATTAATAAGTTATGGCCAAGAAAAAAGATTCACTAACGGCGGCAGTCTCCGATGAAATGAAATCAAACTTCAATTTAGAGAAGTTTAAAGAAAAAAAGTTGTTGACTGGCAATGTTAAGTTTAAAGAACAAAGGTGGATTCCATTTTCAGAAGCACTCCAGGATTCAGTTTCACTTCCTGGAGCACCAATGGGTCATATCACTCTATTAAGAGGACACAGTAACACAGGTAAAACAACAGCATTACTTGAATTGGCAATTAATGCCCAGAAAATGGGCATTTTGCCTGTGTTCATTATTACAGAGATGAAATGGTGTTGGGAACATGCTAAACAAATGGGTTTCCAAGTAGAAGATGTAGTTGATACTGAAACAGGTGAAGTAACAGATTATACAGGATTTTTCTTATACGCTGATAGAGGTTCATTAAATACAATTGAAGATGTAGCAGAATTTATTGCTGATCTATTAGATGAACAACGCAAAGGAAATTTACCATATGATTTATGTTTCTTTTGGGATTCAATTGGTTCTATACCTTGTAAGATGAGTGTTGAAGCAAATAAAAATAATCCAATGTGGAATGCGGGAGCAATGTCACAACAGTTTGGAAATTTTATTAACCAACGTTTTCCATTATCAAGAAAAGAATCATCACATTATACAAATTCAATGGTTGCTATTAATAAGATTTGGGTCGCACCAGCAGAAAATATTTTCTCACAACCTAAAATGAAGATGAAAAATGGTGAAACAATGTTTTTAGATGCATCAGTTGTAATTACATTTGGTAATATTACTAATAGTGGTACAAGTAAAATGAAAGCAACTAAAGATGGTAAGGAAGTTGAGTTTGCAGTTCGTACTAAAGTAGCTGTAGATAAAAATCATGTTACAGGATTACAAACTAAAAATACAGTTGTAGCAACAATTCATGGATTTATTGGAGATGATACTAAAGATGTAACTGAGTATAAAAAACAACATGCTCATGAGTGGGTACATATCTTAGGTAGTATGGATGGAATTGGTCTTATTGAAGATAAGAGTGAGTGGGAAGAAAGTAAAGAGGCAATTACATTAATTGATGAAGAATAATGAATAAAGATCTATTAAAACTGTTAGATAATATCCAAAAAGATGATACACCTCATAAAGGAACATTTAGTAAATATGATAATGTTCTTATTATTGATGGGTTAAATATGTTTTTGAGAAATTTTGCAGTTTTAAACTATGTAAACCAAGATGGAGTTCATGTTGGTGGATTAGGAGGATTTCTTCGCTCATTAGGATCTCTAATTCATAACAACAAACCAACTTCAGTTTATGTGATATTCGACGGAATAGGTTCTTCCCAAAACAGGAAGAACTTACTCCCTGAATACAAATCAGGACGAAATTTAGCTCGACTAACTAATCATTCTGTATTTGAGGATTTAGATGAAGAACAAGATTCAAAAGTGAATCAAATATCGCGTTTAATACATTATCTAAAGTGTTTACCTGTCCATCTTATATCACTCGATAAAGTCGAGGCAGATGATATTATAGCGTATTTATCCCGTTATTTAGTTAACAAATATGATTCTAAAGTTACTATAGTCTCAGCGGATAAAGATTTTTTACAATTAGTAGACAATAACATAACTGTTTACAGTCCAATTGTAAAAGAATTTTACACACCTAGATTAGTAATGGAGAAGTTTGGTTTACCAGCTAAAAACTTTATATTATACAAGACATTATTAGGAGATAATTCAGATAAAGTGCCTGGACTAAAAGGTCTAGGTCCTAAAAAACTTTATAAATTCTTTCCAGAGTTACAAGAAAAAGAGATGTCTTTAGGTGACTTGAGGAATATTTGTGAAGGGAAGTATAAAGAAAACGTTATCTACTCAAGGTTAATATTTGAATACGAGGTACTACAGAATCACTATAAGATAATGGATTTAGGTAACCCGTTAGTAGATGAGAATGAGAAAGCGTTTATAGAGAATGTAACTAATGAGACACCAAGTAAATTAAATGTTTCTGATTTTCTAAAGATGTATCATGAAGATGGATTAGGACATACATTAAAAAATGTAGATTATTGGTTACGAGACACATTCAGAACATTAAGTAGTTTTAAATAAATAAAAGTTATGACATTAAGCACACTAGCACAATATGGGACTCAGTTCCAGATCAAAGTTTTGTCCTCTTTACTTACACATAAAGAGTTCTTAATTAACATCCATGATGTTTTAAGTGATGAGTACTTTGACAATAGTTCTCATAAATGGATTATTAATGAAATTCTTAAGTATTATGCTAAATACCATACTGTTCCTAGTATGGATATACTTAAAGTTGAAGTTAAGAAAATTGAAAATGAAGTATTACAACTTGCCATTAAGGAACAGCTTCGAGAAGCCTACACTGTATCAGAAGATGATTTAGCATATGTTGAGCAAGAATTTTCTAATTTTTGTAAAAACCAACAATTAAAGAAAGCACTACTAACATCAGTAGATCTATTAAAAGCAGGTGACTATGATTCAATTCGTAATCTAGTAGATAACGCTTTAAGATCAGGTCAAGATAAAAATGTTGGTCTAGAGTATAATAAAGATATTGAATCTCGATATAGAGAAGAACATAGACCAGCTATTCCTACACCTTGGGATTTATTTAATAACTTATTTCAGGGTGGAATTGGACCAGGTGATTTTGGTTTAATATTTGGTAATCCAGGAGGAGGTAAATCATGGACATTAATTGCAATGGGAGCACATGCTGTTCAATTAGGTCACAATGTTATTCACTATACATTAGAGTTAGGTGAAGATTATGTTGGTTTAAGATATGATGCTTGTTTTACTGGAGTACCTGTAAATCAAATTAAAGATTTTAAAGACAGAGTAGAAAACACTATTACTGATTTACCAGGTAATTTGATTATTAAGGAATATTCACCTGGTAAAGCATCTATTTCAACATTAGAAGCACATATTAAGAAATGTATTGAACAAGATTTTAAACCAGATTTAGTTATTATTGATTATGTAGATTTACTTCGATCTAAAAGAACAGGTTCTGAAAGGAAAGAAGAAATAGATGATATTTATTTGAGCACTAAAGGATTAGCTCGTGAACTTAAAATACCAATTTGGAGTGTATCACAGGTTAATAGATCAGGTGCTAAAGATGACATTATTGAAGGTGATAAAGCCGCAGGCAGCTATGACAAAATTATGATTACAGACATATCTATATCATTATCTCGTAAGAAAGAAGACAAAGTAGCTGGCACTGGAAGGTTTCATATCATGAAAAATCGCTATGGTGGTGATGGAATGACATTTGGAGCCAAAGTCGATACCGCTACAGGTCGCTTTGAGATATTCGATGATTATGAGGAAAATGAGGAATCATATACACCTTCAAAACCAGTCAATGAATTTAGTGACGTAAACGTCCAAGAACGAGAAACTCTTAAAAAAGCGTTTTTCGAATTACAATCTTAATATTATATTAATAATATGATTAAACTAAGTAATTTATTAAAAGAAATAATAGATATTTATTCTCCTGAAGAATTAAATTCTAAAGATATTGAATATAAAATTGATAGAGATTCACCTACAAGATTTAGAGTTGAATTAAAATATAAAGACCAATATTATATTTTATCAATCCTTCCTTTATTTAATCCTAAAAGACCATCTATAAATTTTGGTAGTTCTGATGAAAAATATGAAAATTTAAATTTAACTCAATTATTAAACTCCCCATATTCATCTAGAATTTTAGCTGCTGTTTTTGGGTTAATTAGATATTGGGTAGATAAACATAACATTCAACAATTTGAATATGGGGCTGATGGTAATACTAGGATTAAACTTTATAATTACTATTTAACTAAACATTTCCCTGACTTTAAAAACACAAATAAAGTAGAACTAATAGACTCAGACATATTCATATGGGAGAAGAAAATATAATATCTAAAATTGAGATACGCAAACTTATTTAATCGAAATTGATTCAGATGAACCAAACGCTATGTACTACGATCAAGAAAATAAAAGATTATATGTTTGTTAATTTAAAATTTAAATATTAAAAGGAAAATAATATGAGATTAGTTTGTGTTAACATAAATCATCCAAAATTTAATGAAGTTAGAGGAAAAGTTCCTACAGCTTTTATATCTCAATTAGTAAGTGAAAATGAAAATATTTCTTCCGAAGAGATATATAGTAAATATATATTAAAATTACAAGAGCAAGAATCTTCTAAAACTAACACGGTTTTACCATTAAAAGATAATGAGTACTTATATAAAAAATATAATTTATTAGCTAATGATGGTAAAATTAAAATAATTCCTAAAAGAGAATCTAAGAAATGGTTAGAAACTTTAAATAAAAGTCCTAATTACTCATTTGTTTATAGATTAACTCCTGAAGGAGGTAAAATATTTATTACTAATAAAGAAGCTTCTACTCAAATTCCTCTGTTATTAGCTTCCCCCTCAGAAGTACAATATAGTTTAAAATCTATTGATATATTAACAGCTGACAAAGCTAAACAAATATTTGAAAAAGGTAATAAGAATAATTGGGATTTAAATAAAATTCTTCAAGAAT